GAATCCCAATTTATGTTTAATTCGTCGATTAATACATCTTGTTTTATAGCTCCAAGTACAATATCATGTCTTGTTGAACTAACATACAAGAACTTGCTAGCGTCTACCTTCTGAAGTATCAATGCTAATTTTCTAAGATTTGTTTTCATTGTGTGTTTTGTTTTAGTTATTTACTCTTCTTCTTCTTCATTCTCATCTTGATCATCATCAAGGTATTTGTCTAATTGTGCTTCCCAGTATCTATCATAGGGATCACTTCCGTAACATCCTGCCATAATTGTTTTTTTTTAGTTAATGATAAGCCCAAAGGCTCAACTTGTTTTCTAATACGTCAAAGAATCATGTTACAAATATAATCATTAATTATTAATCTGCAACTATTTCTTTAAATTTTTCTAAACTTTTTATTAAATAATATTTGAAGCCTTGGTCAATTATTTGTTTCTCAACGTATTTCTGCAAATGCGACTGAACTCCTTTTTCAGCTTTAAACTCAACAAATATCGTTTTACCGTCTTTAAATAGTGTACAATCAGGGTAGCCACTAACGTTACAACGTATAACTTTTAAAACAAAATATCCTTTAGCTTTAGCGTATTTGATACATTTACTTTGTAGTTCTTGTTCGCTCATATTGTTTTAGGGTAAAGTTTTTTTTCTGCGATACTGTCTTATAGATTTTTTCAGTCAACGAATCTTTGCCAAATATAAAAAACACATCGTTTTCTTTTCTGTCTTTCGTTGTTAATCTGTCAATTGACTGAATAAAATTTGTCCCTGAGAATCCAAACGAGTAAAACACTAAACAATGTGCCTTACTTAAATTGATACCCATAGAGGAACTGTACTGTTGTCCAATGTAATGTTTATCCGTTGTGTTAAACTCGTTTAAATCACTCGTAGAGTTGGGAAAAACTAATTTTAACAATTCTAATTCCTCAACGTAATAATAGAATATTGCTAACTTTTTACCTTCAAAGTAATCTCTAATAAATTCAGCCTTTTGAGTATTTAATATCATGCTTTTTCCATTTTCAAACTTTATAGTTCCGGATTCAAGCATGTGAACTTTCTGCATTAACTTAGCTCCTGAATCAGCTAATATTACGTTTTCTTTTCCCTCAATTATTAAATCTTTCTCTAAACGTTCAATCAAGTTTCTGCATAATGTAGGGTAATAGATAACGTGTTCTTTTACTTTTGATTCAAATCCGCTTTGTTCTTGAGTAAACTTAATAATATACGGTTGTATTACTTCGTTAATCAATGCAATTTTTGCATCGGAATAGTCGTTAATCATTGCATACCCCATGTTCTTCTGTTTCACGTTTACGAATGTTTTAGCCCACTTGTAAAAGTTAACATCTTTGAATGGAGAATAAGAACTAACCCAAAATTGGTGGTACATTTGAGAATAAGACTCGCTTGCTGGTGTACCACTTAAAAATATCATTGGCACACGTGAATACTTAAGTTTAAATTCTTTTACTCGTTTACTTGGTTTTGGGAATGCTCCGAATCTGTGATGCTCATCGTGTATAATTAAATCATAATTACCATCGATATTGGCTAACTGCTCATCGTTTGTGACGGTTAGATTAAACGTATACCCAAAGTTAGTGTAATCGCTTTCAATAGAGCTTATAGCTTTCTTTTTAGTTAAAAATAGAACGTTATTAGCTCCGTATAGTTTAGCTGTTTCTAATGCTGTCAAGGTTTTACCGCAGCGTGGCTCCATCATTAAATAAACTATTCGCTTTTCTTTGAGTATAATATTCGCTTTGTGCGATATCTCAGTTTGGTAATCTCTTAAAATGGACATTCTTCTTCAGGTTTAGTTAGTTCATCAATTACTTCTATTTTTATTTTTCCAATACCTCCACTGTATGAGCTATCAAAATTAAATCCGTAAAACTCGCAAAACTTTTTCAAGTTCCTTGTCATTATGTTTTGTGATACGTTTCTTTTTCTTAATTCAGGGAATGAATCAAGTAAATTATCATAAACGGTTTTAACTTTTAACCATTCGTTTTTATCAATAGAATTAAAGAAAATAAGCATTTCGTCTGTAATTTCATTTACTAACTTTCTATAAGCTAAATTAAACAAAGGCATTTCAATCAATCCATTCTCTAAATATATTTGCACACATTCCATCATGTAGTTGTCGAAACGTGACCATTCTTCTTGGTCCCAATCATTGAACAACTGATGACCAAATTCGTGTAACGGTGTATATTTATCATTGAAATAACTACTCATTTCAACCTCGTATTTACGTGCTAAAAATGAAGCTGAATCTCCGTTAATTGTGTAGTTTGTTGTAATTATAATTTTAGGCGATTCTGTAACGTCTAATTTTATAGAGTCTTTTCCTTTATACTCAATTGTTATTCCCTCTGTAATAACACTAAACAAATTCTCAAAATTAAAGTTTTTTCTAACATCATCAAATACTAATACCTGACAATCTGTCGATACGTTCTGATAAGGAAATGACTTGTTAAAATCAAATGTTTTACCATCTAACGATTGAACTTTACGCAAATGTTTTAACGCATTCCAAAATACCCCCTTACCACTTCTACCGTTTGGATTCTCTGAAATTACCTCATCATTAAATACTATCGCTTTATTGTTAGAATTCGTTTTGTGAGAGTGCAATAAGTAACCTATAACAGTTTGAAATGCTTTGTATTTTTGTTCGTTTTGCCCTGATATTTTCCAAATGAACTGCCTGTATTCTGATGGGTGGTGGTCAATAGGAAAATAATCTCTATTGATTACTTGGTCTCTCCATACTCCTGAATCAATCTCAGAATAACTCATAACTGACCTGCCTTGTTTTGTGATGTTTACAATACAGTTTTGATAATAAAGAAAACAATTGTCTTTTGTATCTTTTAATGTTCTGATAGGTTTAGACTTCAATAGTGATAAGTAGTCACGTTTAAAAAACTTTAAGTTTCCTGTAATCAAATTAAACACACCCTCGTCACATTTGTTGCGTTCTACCCAATCAATTACAAAATCTTTAATATCTTTTTCGTAAACAATCTTTAAGAATATACCATCTTTATGGATAAAATCAAATGTACTACCCTCGTTCGGTGAGTTTTTAAAGAAATCGTTTGACTCTAAAAAATCTTTGAATCGTTTATTATTAAGTGAGTAGTTTCCTTTTTCTGTTGTCGACCAAAACTCTTCGTTGTCGACCATATTAAATCGTTTTCTTAAATCGTCTTTTGCTCTTTTCCAATCCCCATCGTACTTCAATTCAGTAAGTATATTGAATGGGCTGTAGGCTTGTCTTGATTTAAAAGGTTCACAACTTGCATCTTCAGAAAAAATATAAAACATACTTTTAAAATGTCCAAATGTCGCACTAAAACCATCTTTCGCATCTTTGTTTGGTCTTGTCCAATATTCAACATTATCTTGTTTTACCGTACTTAATTGCCACCCTGATTTTAATAATAATTCTTTTGCCTCTTCTTCAAACTCTAAATTGTATTTTCCATCAGGGGTATCATTTTTCCAAGATTCTGCCCATTTCTTATCGTTAGATGAAATCTTTGCTCTACTAACTATCTCTTTGTATCTATTAAATGAATGAGCATAATCTTTAATTGCTAACCATTCTTTCTCAGTTTCAATTTCAGTTAGTTTTAAATATTCAACCCCTGTTAAATGAGTATATCCCTCACTTGGATAACAAGCACAATATTGACCATTACCACGTATTTCAATCATTACAGATTTAGTTTCCCAATATGAGAAAACATCGCCTTTTAAAACGTTTTTTGTATATCTGAAATAAATATGAAACCCTCCTCCCATTGTTTTATAAACAGAAAGTTTACCCTCTTCAAGTAATGAATAAACAAAAGGTATATCTATAAAGTCAGAATATATCGCTCCAACGTCCTCTCCGTTATGACAGTCAAAATCAATACAATAAAACCCATCAGACACTAACCCACAAGCAATTCCAATCTTCTCAGCTTGTTTAAATAGTTTTTCAACGTCATCTTCTTTTACTTTTTCATAAAGGTAGTTATGACCTTTTTCAAGCATTGGGGCTTTATTTGACTTTAATGGTAAAGGATTCAATCCTTCATTTAATAAATCGTAAGCAAAATCAATCATAATTATAAAGTATTTAAGGTTAATATTTCGTGTTTATTTACAAATTCAGGCATGAATTGATAATCTTCTTCAATAACATACTTTACAAGGACCGTATAAGAATCATCTACCATTTGCTTAATCAAGTCAACATACAATTCTGTTTGTAACAGATTAATGTTTTCTATTGATTTTTTTTGTTCATAGACAATTATGTTCTTATTATCAAAAACAATAACGTCAGGAATTGCAAACCTAATAAAATTCTCATAAGAATATTGATAAGCTATCACTAATTGTTTTTCAAGCCTATCATATTTTTTAGAAAGTTCTGAATAGATTAAATCTTCTCTTTTTCTTGATAGATCTTGAGCATTTCTTGCAGTGTAAAAGAATTCTCTATTTATATCTTCTCTATGAAGTTTAATTTTGTTTAAGATTAAGAATTCATATAAGTCAGAAGCCTTTACTTTTATTGATAATGCTTTGCAAATATCAGATAAATAATGTTTAGAAACTTGGAACTCTTCAATCTTTTTTTCTAATGTCCATTCACTATTGTACTGTTGTGGCTTGTACATTTTAAAATGTTCAAAGTTAACATCTCTATAATTTGTACACCCAATCATTTGGTATGTGCTATTAATGTACATTAAATCACCCATACAATTACATTTTAAAGTTGGTTTAACTCCTGATGTTATAGTTTCAACCATTCTGTTGAACTTTTCAGTGTTAGTTTTAAACTTTAAGTTCTTCTCTTCTTCTTGTAAAGTAACTTTGTTAATGAATTCGTTTAATTTATCTTCATAGTATGAATTATGAACTTTGATAATTAAATCAGAAATCTTTTGAAGTTGGTCAAGTGTTGCTTTGTTTTGACTCTTTTCAATTCTCGACTTTCTAATGTCAAGGTCTTTTGGAGTTGCCCTCCTTACAAATGTAAAATTGTTCATAAAAAACAAAACCCCGAGTATCCGTGGTGGTAGTCACTTCAACTCGAGGAATTTAATAAGTTTCTTAATATAGCTACCACTACTATAATTATGGTACAAATATAAACAATTATTTTAATTAAATACAATATAATGTTAATTTATATTGAGTCTAAATAAGAAAAATTAGAAATATTTTTAAATGTCATTTTTACGGTTTTTTTCGGTGCTAACGTATTGTTGGTCAATGCATTATAATCAAAACGTAAAAATGTAAACTTTTTTTTCAGAAAAAAAATAAATGTTTTACTACTACTACTAAGGGCGATATAACTTGGATTTTTTATTTTTTGTTTCAAAACCCTGATAATGAAAGGATAAAAACCGAAATAATTATTTATGTAATTTTTACTTTTTTACGAATCAAAAAAAAACCGACTTGTTAGGTCGGTTTAGTTGGTTATTTAGTTATGCAATTAAAATTGTCCTTTAGTCGGTTACCTATGGGTACATCGTATTCATTGACGTAACACTTGATCCCGATTATTTTACTATTTTTAAATGCGTCTAAAATTATTTCGTCTGTTATTGAAAACATGAATGAATTGTAGAAACCTGTGTAAGCTGAGTAATCTCCGTAGCTTGTTAACGTGTTAGCAATCTTCACTATTTTACCATCTTCCAACTTGAAATATATTATTTCGTCTTTATCGATTATTTGATAGGTTGTAGTATTCAAACTTAGATACACTACTACTGCTCCGTTTATGTTATGTAGTTTAAACGTACCTCCATTAAACTTTATGAACCTTGTTTCAATCTTTTGCTCTTGCGTGTAAGAATCTGTTATTACTTTAACATCGCATTGAGAATGTGCAACTGTTGCTAATAATGTTGCTACTGCTATAATTATCTTTTTCATTTTAAAATTGTTTTAATAGTTGAATATACCCCTCTTCTTCTGCGTATCCTATTTTTTGTAGGAATACATAATAATCGCCTTTAACGTATCTTTTATCCTGCCAAGTCTTGTAATACTCCACGCACTCTGAAATACTCTTAAATCGCATTAATTTGCCTTTTAACGTAAATCCAAACGCATTGTTATACTCTCGAAATGCTCTGCTCTTACCGTTGCCTGTTTCTAAGCGGTATTGTGCGTAAACAATCTCAGGGTGTTTTATTCCCTTGTCCTTTATTTGCTGTAAACTCAATTGACCTATAGATAGCTTGCTCATCAGGAGACAGCTCGTCAAAAGTAGGGGTTTGATATTCATAATCTTCTTCATTGTATGCTTCGTTTTTGTAGCCAAAATATAGGCTTGTTATATACTTTTTTCCTTCCCATTTTGCTATTGCGTGTCCAACAACTGACACGGGTAAATTTAAATGCTTTGCGATGTCAAGCTGTATCCAACCTGATTCCAACATATTACGGACACGCTCGTAAATGTATTCACAACTCGAAGGGCTTCTCACAATAGCAATTTATTAAAATATTTTGAAATGGAGCATCTTGGTCGTAATATGTAACCATGTACTCACCAGAACCGCCACACGTTGTACACTTGTTTATTTCTTTGAAGTTGTCGAACTGCTCAAGTTCCATCGTTGTACAGATGCGGTCTCCTATTTCATCATAAACTAATCCTTCTTGTATGTATAAACGCTCTCTAAGGTCTTCAAATGATGCGTATACACTATCGCTGTCAAGACTTACAAACTCAACGTCTGAGGGTATAATTAACGTGTCTACTTTGAATATTTTTCTAATTAACTTCTTCATAACTTCTACCTATTAAATAACAACCTAATAATCCAAATCCAATCCAAACTGCTGTGGATGCGTTCCAATACTGATTTACAAAACCTACAATGATAATGCAAATCAATGCGTATAATAATTTTTTAGCATTTCTCATAACCCATAATTTTTAAAATGAACAAATAATTTTCTCCTACTACTTTTTGCGTTTCGGTTACTAATTCCTCTGAGTAAGGAATTTTTTCGCTTTTGTTGCCATAACCAAAAATCTCTCTGATTTCGGTAATTTGACTTTCGATTAATTCTGCTGTTTCCATGTGTTTATGTTTTTAATTACATTACAAATATAAGTATTAATTATTAATATGCAAACTTTTAAGCAAAAAAAAAGCGATTAATTTCTTAACCGCCACAAAACACATTGTAAAGATACTAAAATTCTTTCACACAAAGCATTGTTGTAAGTCCATTTTTCTCAAAACTTCCTATTGTTTGATAGTATTTTTCCATATTGTTACATATGAAGCAACCCGCTGACCACTCACCTATTTGTGTTTTGGTAACTTTTGATAATACGTTATAGTCCATACCGTGAAAGTTGATCCCGAATAATCCTTTGATAGGTTTTCCAATTTCTTCGCTTTTACCATCTTTATCTCCGTCACGGTATATAATTATAGGATTAACCTGTCTTAAAGCTCTCATACGTCCCATATGTAGCCCGTATTGCCACACGTCATGATACCACTCATCTGACTTAACAACTGCAGCACCTACCTTGTTATATCTAAGAAACCCACTTTTTAAAATAGGCGCTCCAGGATTAGTTGATCCTGTTAACATTGTGATGAATTTCTCCTCTTCAAAAATATAGTGTTTATCATCAGGTACGTTTTCACCATCTTCATTTGAACGAATGCTGTAAATCCATTTGTTTTTTGGAAACCCTTTAAAACCATGAATTGTCTTAGCATGGTTTAACAGTTGTGTATCTGTATAATTCTTAACGTTGCTCATCGACTGTAAGTTGTGATAATACTCCTGCTACTGACCCAACTGCCACCAAATAAGGTGCAATTGCTAAACTAAACGGAGGAGCGATTAAAACCGCTCCTATACCTCCGATTGCTATCCCTGCACTTTGAATACGTTTCCAAAAGTCGGGTGTCGGTGCATTCCATCTATTTTTTAATGACTTCAAAACTTCCATCTGTATATAATATCATGTGATTACCTGAGTCGCTCCAAACTGTTTTAACGACTTTGTTGTTTATTATTTGCCCTTCGTAGAATTTACGTTTCATAAAGGAAATTCTGTTATTACAGGATTATAATCTATTTCGGGCAATGTTAAAAGCCACGCATCACATGGAATAGACTCAGCTTGTTGCAATGTACAACCGTTAACCTCTTCATTTGAAATAAACCAATTTCCATTGGCATCTAATTGTGGATTGAATAATTGCCCATTGTAACCCCATACTTTACCTGTAAGGATGTTTTTTTGTTCTAATGTTAATTGTCTAACTTTCATAATTAAAAAGGATAATATTTAGTTTGTAATTCTGTTATTTCTGTTGATGTTAACACTCTATTCCATATTATAGTTTCATCTTGTTTATGAGAGCCATAACTTGTGTTATTCCATCCACCTAAATTACATGGTTGGTTTGACTGATATGATGGGTTTACACTTGAATTACCAAATGTATATGACCCAGTTGATAAAACACCATTGATATATATTTTAGGGTCTTGTCCTACTTGTCTTACCCAACTAATCATATTATATGAATTTAAGGGAATACCACTATTTGTTCTGTACAACATCTGCGTTGATCCATCTCTTAAATAAAGCGCAAATTGATTTGTTACCTCCTCATGATATGCCATCCATCCATAGCCTAATGAACCCACCACTTTGTAAGAACTTGCAATACCTCTATATCCTGTATAAGTTGATGTGTTTAACCAAACATTTACTGAAAAATCACCTGTGAAATTTAAAGAATCATTAGGTAAACTAACATAAGAATTTGTCCCGTTAAATTGAAAAGCATTACCACTTTGACCAGTTACATAGGTTAATCCACCTTGAGCAGTTCCATTATTACTTCCAAAGGAATCGTTTGTGTTATTTTCAGCTTTATACACGGCAAATAAACTTTCATTTAATGTCGTTGTAATCATTCCACTACTTGCTATTATTCCGTGACTTGCTAATATCATTTAAGTATTGTTTTAGTTTAATTATATTTTCGTCCTTTGGTTTATATTCCTTTTTTTTCTTCATAGATACCAATTTGTTAAATAGTTATTGTTTTGCGGTATTACATCCCCGGTTGTACTTGTGTTGTACTCAGGAAACAAACTTGAATTATTGCAAATATAATCTAAAAATCGTTGTGAATACGATTCTGCAATACGTTTTTCTTTCTCTATTAGGTAGTCAACTTCCTCCTTAGATACAATTTCACTATTCTCAGATTGGTGCTTATAAATACCTTTATTACTAATTGTGTAAGCGCAAAAAGGTAGATATTCAACCATTGTAAAATGTATCAACATAGGTTTTAAATACAATCTTACAAGTGTTATATAATTACCTGACAAAGTATTATTGGTAATATCTGTTTTAATCTTATCCAATAGCTTACTTCCAGTGTATTGTTGAATCCAAATGTTTTGCGCAACCAATACGAATTGAATAACTTTATCAACGTCTGTATTTGCATTCAAAGAAGTGTATTCTTGTAGGTCTTTTTTTGATATTAAAAGTGCTTCTGCCAT